AGTGAAGAAATCGAGTCAAGGGTTCTGAGATTTAGACTTTCCCTCTCCAGCTTTGAACACTGGAGTCAGAACTTCGAAAGCCCGTCTAAAAACAGGTTTTCATAGGAATGAGGCTCCCCAACTCACGTTGGGGGGAGAGAGTCTAAAAAACTTAACAAGAAGTAAATGGTCACTAAAAAAGAAGAAAAGGGTTGTATATCAATTCTAATCCTCATAGCAGGAGCAGCTGGATTTTACGGAGATGATAAAAGTATAGTTGGATTGTTCTTCTTTTGTTTAGGAGTAGTAATGTTGTACGATACTTTAAAATAAAAAATATGCCAAAATCAACACTAGAGACACCGTTAAATAGTAAAACCAAGAGTGGACATGTTCTTACTGATAAAGAAGAGCTCTTTTGTAATGTATACGTAGAAACATTCGATAAAATAAAAGCAGTATTAGCAGCTTATAACGTAGATCAAGATAAACCAGGATGGAATCAAACAGCTAGAGTTATAGCTCACGACAACCTAACAAAGGTTTACATTAACGAGAGAATAAGGGAATTACTCGATAAACATCACTTAAATGACGAAGAAGTAGATTTAGAATTAGCTCATATAATTAGACAAAATGCAGAATACAATCCAAAGAGAGCTGCAATAAACGAATATAATAAAATAAAAGGAAGACATGCTGCAGAAAAACATGAACACAAGTTTAAAGGAGCTAGTGATGAAGAACTTAGAGAACGTGCCTCGGAACTCATTACAGGAGTTATTGGAGATACAAGCGGAACTGGAAAGAAGAAGTAATGAGAACCTAGCAGAAACTTTTGTTCCTAATAGCAAAGGAGAAGAATTCATTAAGATGGTAGGGAATAACGAATCCTTCATCAATATGTTTTGTGCTGCTAATGGAGTAGGGAAGTCAGCAACTTGTGCAATGATAACAAGAGCAATCTGTTTCGGACCAGTAGATCACGATACTACTAGAAGTAGATGGAAAGAAGAATGGGGAGAAGCACCTGATTCTTTTTTTGATTATCCTCTGTATAAAGATTTCCCTTATTTGAAGAAAGGGAGAATTATATCTGATCCCACAACGATTAAAGAGAAGATTGTTCCAGAATTAAAGCTATGGTTCCCAGCAAATAGATTCGACATTCATTACGATACAAGGAAGGAAGGGAAGCAATTCGAAGCTAAGTGGATGACTGATACAGGATTTGAATTTGATTTAATGACAACAGAACAGAATGCTAAAGAGTTTGAATCAACAGATCTAGGATTCCTTTATTTTGACGAGCCAGCTCCAAATGATATATATCTAGCCTCAATAGCTCGTTGTAGAAGAGGAGCGATAGTCTATTGGGGATTTACTCCATTGAAGTATTCAGCGTGGATTAAAGATGATCTTTACGATAAAAGAGACGGGAAGACGATTGATTATGTCACAGCAGATGTATGGGAGAACTGTGAAGAGAGAGAAGGAACTAGGGGAATTCTTAAGGAAATAGATATCGATAGAATGATCTCCCAATATCCAGAAGTAGAGTTTGAAGCTCGTGTGAATGGAAAGTTCGGACATTTACTTGGATTAGTTCACAAGAAGTTCGAACCAAAGATTCATGTAATAGAGCCATTTGATATAGATGAGAACGATTTCTGTGTGGCAATGGCATTAGATACTCATTCTAGGGTTCCTGATGCACTCCTCTGGATGGCAATTGATGAAAAGGGACGTAAGTACATCATTGATGAATTGATGTTTACAGGGACAGATAAGGAAGTTGCAGCCAAGATTATGAAGAAAGAAGAGGATGGACATATGAGAATAATAGATAGATTGATAGATCCATCAGCATTTAACGATGACAAGAGAACGAACGAAAAATCATATGCAGATCGATTAGAAGGGCATGGATTACGATTTAAGCGAGGTAGTAAGAAGTTGCATGAATGTATTAGAAGGACAGATTCAGCTCTTAAATACGAATTAAAAGAGGGCAAACTTGTAGTAGAACCAGAGTTTTACATATTCTCTAATTGTCAGGGACTAATTAAAGAGTTATTACACTATGTATGGGACGAATACCAAGGGAAGAGCAAGGATAAGAAAGATCCTAATCCTAATCCAGTAGACAAGGATGATCACTTAATAGAGGATTTACATAGATTATTGATGGAAGATTACTATTTCAGACCAAGAGGAAAGCAGAGATCAGTTAGATCTATCAGGAATAAAACCTTAAACCTACGTACACCTAAATGCTAAAACCAGTAAACTTAAAGATACAGAAGTTAGTAGAGTACATGGAAGATAATCCATACTGTACGATAACTATTGTTATTCAGAATGGAGAGCCAGTATTCATAGAACGTATAACTGAGAGGATTAAGCTGTAACTTATGTTTACTTAAATGGTAAAATAAGTTAAAATAAAGGTAGTAATTATCTCGAAAAGGGAAAAACCCACGGAGAGTAACCGTGATTTCCCTATGATAGATAATAATGAAATACAGAAAAGGTGGCAATTTGCCTGGGAAGCTAAACAAGATGAGCTATCTCGTATAGAGAAGGCTTCTTGGTGGCTTTATGAATTTGAACGACACCTTGAAAGAGGTGAAGAAGGACACGCAGCATACAGATTCCCTGAAACAATGGGGTATCTTTTGCGTAGATATAACAACTTCCTTAGTGTTATTCCAGAAGCTAGAGCAACAATGAACGGAGATGAAGGATTAACGATGCAGTCTACGCTGGATCATTTTCAACGTGTAGCTAATATGACTCGTACACGAATGCAAGCTCTATGGCATACAGCTGGATATGGTAATTCAGCAATATGTGTAGTTCCTAATAGATACACTCAATACGATAGGAAGAAAGATAAATGGTACACAAAATATAGAGGAGTAGCTTCTGAGCATGTAGATTGGAGACATTTGTTTCCAGCTCCAGGGTTCCAGAACTTACACGATCATACTGGATTGAATCAATGTCCGTGGGTATTTAGAAAGAAAATCTTCCAAATAGATACATTTAGACGAATATACAGTGATCCTAAGTATAAGAACGTAGATCAAGTAAGTCCTACTACATGGGGAGATACTAATGTTTGGTATGACGATAAGTTCAAGAAGAAGCATGAAACAGAAGAGCTTACTTCACAGAAAGAATTCGTAACCGTATTAGAATACTATGATGTTGAAAACGATATATACTCAATCAACGCCTCTGGAGGAATTGAAATCTACAACTCACCAGATGGTATTGAGCTATCACATAAAGAGTTTCCATTTCATCAGTACAGGAATATCCAAAGAGGAGACACTATCAACGGAATGGGTGAGATAGAGCTTAATCTTCCATATAATCTGTTTAGAGAGAAGATAATGAACCTAGCAATAGATGACGCAATGCTACAAGTTCAGCCAGCATTAGTAGTAGATGGGGATATTAACTTCAATCCTGAAGAGCATGAACTACAATCTGGAGCTATATTTGATGTAAGAGGACCAGTAAACGGTAAACTACAGGATCATATTATGCCATTAAGACCAGGAGGAGGTATTACACAAGGAGTAATGTCAATGATTCAGATGGTTGAGAACTCAAGAATAGCTGTTACTTCAGACGATACAACAGCTCTTTATTCAAATCCTAATCAATTAGCTACTCAAACATTGGCTAAAATGCAGACACTTAATAAGAGTATTGACGCTTCTACTAAGCAGAATATCTACGATGCTGAATTCTATATGACTAGACAGACATTATCTTACATAAAGAATGAGCTATCAGAACCTATTAGAGAAGATAAGAAGATCGTTTACCCACTTGTTAAGGTGAAAGGATACAAAGCTGTGCAGAATAAACCTGATTCAGGAGTTAAGTTCGTAAAACAGCAAGGAGCGATTGATAAATTCAATCTTAATAAAAAGATTACAAATACATTCGATATAGATGAAATAGAGATCATCTCAGCTCAGAAAGATGAAGAATTGAAGAGAGATCAGACTGAGAAGCTAATGATGCTCCTACAGACAACTATGAGCACCCTAAGTAACTTAGCTCAGACTAATCCTAGTTTGATACAAGAGATATTCGGAACAATGGACTTCTCAGAACTAATGAAATATATGGCTAAGAACCTTGGATTAGGTGATGAGTTACAGGATATCTTCCCAGTAATAGAGAAGACTGGAGTAGAACTTGATGAGATCGATGCAGAGCATGACTTAGTTGCAGCAGGTATCGTTCCAACTATTAAGCAGGGTGAAGATAGTGAATCCCATTACGGAGAGCACGTATTGTTTATGGGATCTAAAGTATTCAAGGATCTAGGTAAACAAGCTAAAGAAGCTCTTAATAAGCATTTAGAGATGACAGTTAAAAATATAATTAACCAAAAGGTCTATGTTGACAGAAAAACTGCACAAACCACCGATGGAGAGGAAGGAATGGGCACGACTCAAGAAGTATCTACCAGACGAAGCAATCCGAGCACTGGAGGTATGGTGGGTAACTCGTTTGGAGGAGATAAACCAGAAGCTAATCAAATCACTGGAGACACATTGGCTCCACAAAATATACCGCAAACTGCTAGGCCAGGAGAGCAACCTAACCCTGTTGGCTGAGAAAAAGCTCTGTCAGAGATTCATATCTGATTTAAAGTCAGTAATCACTGCAAGAGCTAACGAAAGAAAGAGGACCTTTAAAATCAAGGAAGAGATGGCGGAATACAAACGTCGTCGAATATCACAAACTATGTAGCTTAGGTGCAGTTCACGCTAATGGATTGCCCTGAGCCACATAGGTTCATATATTTTTTAACATCTATACAATGGATGAAACATCTTCAACCGACGACATTCAGGTCGAGGTAACGAAGGACACCGTCGAGCCAGTGCAAACTGAGCAAACAGGTGGAGCGGAAGACACCGCTATTAAAAACGATGCGCCTACACCAGAGGCAAAAGCCGAGGAAGGTAAGGGTGGTAATGTTGGAGCCGTAATTGAGAAACTTGGTAATGACAAGAAAGCTGCATACGAGGATCTAATGGATCTAGCAATGGAAAGTGAAGTAGCTAGAGACAAGATCAAAGCTAAAATACAATCTGATCCTTCAATGGAGAAGTATGTAAAAAGCAAGTTCGGAACGCAGTACGATCAAATCATGTCTGATAAGCCAGTAACGAAGACAGAAGGACTTGATTTGGAAAAGATCAGGGAAGAAGAGCGTATTAAAGCTCGAGCAGAACTGATTGAAAAACAGATTGTAACTAACCGAGATAAGTATCTCGACCAGAAAGCTGTAGAGTTTGGGTTTAATGCAGATGAGACGGAGAAGTTTAAAAAGACTTTCGATGTCCTATCTGGAGTAGAAGCTGATGAAGACGCAGCTGCAAGATCAGCAGCAAGAGTCGTCAACGATGAAAAGGTATCAGCTAAACCAATCTCGCATAATACAGCTGGAGGAGGAGAAGCACCAGCCCCAGTAGATTCCAAGATAGTCAAGGTATCAGCTGGTTTAGCAGAGTTTGCAAAGTCCAGAGGTATAGAGTTGAAGGAATTCGCTCGAGAGATCGCAACGATCCAAGAGCGTTCAAGCGTCGATAATAAAGGAGTAAGTGTATTATCACTTCCACCTTTAAAAGACGTGAAGCCAGAATAATTCTTTAACCAAAGTAAAACATGGCAGATTTTAGATTCCGAGGCACTCTCAATGGAGAAGATGCTGTAGGAGTAGTAAAAGATGTTGTAGCAGGAACAGCTGCTTCTATTGCTATTGGTGATCTAGTAATCCCTGATGATGTTAATCCAGGGTATGTACGATTGATTGCTAATGCAGAAGTTATAGCTGCTGCTTATCGTGTTTACATCGCACTAAGTGCTTCAGATGAAACAGCTGGTGTAGATGGAACGGTAAAACTTCAATACGCTCCAAACATGATACTAGAAGGGACTGCGACAACTCCAGCCAACCTAGTACAAGCAGTAATTGATACTCTAGTTACAGTAGATGTAAATACAGGAGTAATTACTGTAGATGAAAATGACACTGCAAACGGATTCCTAAGGATTAAACGTCCTCAGGGTGGTGCAGGCAACTTCGAAACTACATCAGGTGTAATGGAAGTTATCGCAAATCCAACTAACTAATTTATTAACGATTATAGACTATGAGTTTTACAAGTCTTAAACCAAGTGAGGTTGACTTGCTCGTAAAGAAAGAGTTTCTTTCTGGATACGAGTCATATACCCCACATGGTCAAATGATCTTCAACATCGACACTCCAGATCGTCTCAATGAGAAAGAGTCTGTAGTAACGACTGATGGAGACATTCCACAAGTTGCAGAAGGAGCTGATTATCCAGAAGCTCAGATCCGTGAACTTGGAACACAAACATTCACATCTCTTGAATACAAGAAGAAGTTTGGAATCACAGAACTAATGATGGATTTCTCAAACTACGGTTCTACAATGAAAGAAATGAGGATGGCTGGATACAGAGCTAGATACAAACAAGATCTGTTGATGGAACAAACTCTTTCAGGAGGGTTCGCTACAACAACAACTTGGGACGGTGAGTATCTATTCTCTGCTTCTCACGAAGTATCAGATACAGGAGTAACACAATCAAACCTGATTACAGGTGCGATGACAAAAGACAAGCTTAACGAGATGTATATCGCTCTTAAGCAAATGAAGGCACATGATGGACTAAAGATGCCTTTACAAACAGCTTATCTAGTAGTGCCAACTGCACTTAAGATGACTGCTTGGGAACTAATCAGTTCTCCAGACGATCCAACAACAGCTGATCGTTCAAAGAACTTCATCAATAGCTTGAACATCAAGATTATTGAATGGCCACTACTTGATGATAGTTCAACATCTGCATACTTCATGTGTTCAGAGAAGATGTTCCACACTCTTACTGCTTACCAGAAAGCACAACCAAGCATGAGAATGTACATCGACGAAGACACAGGAAATATGTACGAGAAAGTTAGATTCGTTCAGACACAAGGAGCGACTGACTACTTTGGAACTGTAGGATCTACAGGTCTATAAAGACCTCTGGTGGGGCTGCTTGACCTCTAGTGAGGGCTAGAGAGGAAAGCTACGGCTGATATAAACAGCTCCATCTTTATATCCCTTAACAATTTAAAACATGGGAGATACACATTTTTCAGGACCACTTTATGTGGCAGGTGAGGAAATCGTTAATGAAAATGGTGAGGTAGTTGCTGATATTGAATTTGATGCCAGTGGTGGTATTACAGACAGTAATGGCAATGAATTACTAGACTTTACGGTAACGACAGCAGCTATAAACAATATTGATATTGGGAATGCAGCTATAGGGGATAGTCCAGCTATTACAGCAATAGGTGACGACACTAATATTGGTATTAACCTTACTCCTAAAGGGAGCGAAGGTGTCCATGTAAATGCAGGTCCTCAGTCTGGTCTTGAGGTTTACGTAGAAGACGACGGTGCATCTGGAGGAGGGATAGTAATGAATCTTGATTCAGCTTCTCCAGCAGCGGATGATAACCTAGGGAACATTGTATTCGTAGGTAATGATGATGGTGGTAACGAAACTCAGTATGCAGTAATACAAGGATTTATTGCAGACCCTACTGATGGTAGTGAAGAAGGAGCATTGGTCTATAACGTAATGAACGGTAGCGGAGCTTTGGAAGAAGTTTGCTCTATTGAAAGTAACGGAGTAGGTCTAGCGAAGATTCTTTATCTTTCTACAGAAGTATTAGCAGCAACCTCAGAAGGAGTTGCGGCTTCTATTGCTACAATAGTTTCTAAAATTACTACCAACGGAGATACAGATGAAGATGCAGTTACTCTTGCAGACGGTGATGAAGATGGACAAATTAAAAAGTTTATCGTTTCAGTCGTAGGCAATGCAGCTGATTCAGTAAAGATTACTCCAGCTAAGATGATTGGTGGAACTCAGATTACATTCGCAGCTAATCCTTTGGGAAAAGGTTGTGAAATGATTTGGGATGAAGCAGCTGATGGTTGGGTAGTTTGCGCTAACAACGGAGGAACAATAGCTTAATCTTTTTTTTAGGGAGAGAGGGGGTGATAAAAATCGCTCTCCTCATAAAGAGATTATAGAAATCATTTAATTAAAAACAATATGACATTACTTAACACAGGACAACAACTAGAGGTCAGTGAGCAGAGAAGGCTTCCAGTTGATAACGTAGGAACAGATGCCATTACACCCGTAACAGGCGAAACTGTTCAACTATATTTCTATAATTCAGGAGTTTATACAATTGATGCAGGACAAGCTGCTGGAGTTGTAGTAGTAGGTAAACTAGCTTATAGGAATGTAAAGAACGCCCTAGGAGACGTTACAGGAACTTATAATGATACTTCTCTATCTTTTACTTCTACGGCTCTTACAACTGAGGTAAAGTTCCCTAACATCATAGCGGAGCGTAACGATAGATTAACAGGAACGGTTAAAGCAGCGGCAATTACTGAAGGATTCGCCAATGGTGAATACTGTGTGGATTATAGAACAGGAGCGATTTACGGTGTAAAAGCTGATGCTTCAGTCACTTTAACTTCTACTGCTTATAAGGTTGAGACAAATACATCAGGATCAGGTGGTGGTGGAATCGCTTCAGACGTAAATGTAGCTAAAGTGGGGGGAACAGCGGTTACATTGGGACAAAAGGCTATGGCGGCTTCTATTCCAGTTGTTTTGCCATCTGACCAAACAGTGGGAGGAGCTGATGTAGACGATTCTGCGTTCACAGCTGGAACAGACCAAGGGCAAGTTGTTATGGGATTCTATGATACTACTGATGATGAAGTAGATGATGGAGACAAAGGAGCACTTAAAATGACAGCTAAGCGTAGACTTGAGACTAGAAGTGAAGCTTATGATAGTTCTACACAGTCAGATAGAACAGCAGAGGTTAATCCTCTAAACCAACAGTACGTTAGTGAGACCCTAATAGATGAGACAAACATTACTGCAAACACAACTACATACGCTTATATAGATATGGCAGGTGTTAAGTATGTTGGTATACAGGGAGAGACAAGTGGAGCTGCACCAACCGATGTATTGACTGTTACCTTTGAGGCTTCTGTTCAAGATGATGGTACTGCCGCAGCAAGTTGTGACTACCAAGACGTTACTAACGCTTTGACTGGTTCAGCTAGCTTTGTAGATACAGACTTCATTGGAATTCTTGATACAGTTCTTCCAGTTAAATACTTGAGGGTTAAGTACGTTACATCGGCTGGGGGAGGAAACGATGCTGACCTTACAGTTTATACAAAAAAGCTATATTGATGCTAATATATAAGTAATTATGACAAAAAAGAAATGTACAAAATGCGGAGATGATAAAGCTTTGGACCAATTCTATTCTTATAAAAGTGGACCTAGGGCTGGGAGTTTATATGGAGAATGCAAGGATTGCCACTTTGTACGTACGGAAAAATGGAGAAAGAATAACAGGAATAAGAGTTGTCAATATACAAAAGCGCATAGGGATAAATTAAAAGAAAAGATGTCTAAGGAAGAATGGTCAGAATTCCACAGAGAAGTTAATTTAATGCAGAAGTTTGGATTAACATTAGAGGATTACGATTTAATGCTAGAAGAACAGAATGGGGTATGTGCTATATGTGGAGAAGAGGAAACATCTATCAGGCTAGGTAAGACGAAATTATTAGCAGTAGACCATGACCACGAGACGGGCGAAGTAAGAGGTTTATTGTGTGCTAGGTGTAACATGGCAATAGGACTTCTGAATGAAGATATAGATATATTAAAGAGTGCGATAAAATATATCACAAAAAAACTTTACTAAAAATATATGACTATCACTCAATCATCAAACAATCTGCTTAAGCTCATAACAGGGGCTGAACAGGACAACTGTGCTGCTGAAATGATAGCTCGTGGTAACGGATATCACATTGATAAAGAGCTTACAGTCGGAGGAACAGGGGCAATCTCTGCTAATGTTCTACAGGTAGAAGGAACAGTTGTTATCACTGACCAGTGGGCAATCATTACTAGAGTTGGGACATTAACCAATTGTACTAATATGTATGCCACTCTGTACGATGGGACCAACACTGTTAACTTATCGGCTGATGGAGCGGTATTGAGCGGAATGCCAGTTGGAACATTTTTTACAAAAGACCAAGTATACACTCAACCATATACAGTAAATGATGCTAGTCAGTGTAGAATGTCAGAGGTAACAGATAGTAAAAAGGCTGGAAGACCATTCATAATCACGCAGAAGGATGGAGCGGATACCTTTATTCAGCTGAACCTTACTACAACTGATAACCCTATAGACTTTGATGTAAAGATACACTTTGAGTATTATCCAATAAATGGGTCAACATTAACATTTTTATAATTAACAAAAACACATGGAAAATTTAGACACTGTCTTTGAAGGCAAGGAGCTAGAAGACCTAGTTGTAGTGGCTCCAGCTAAGGAGTTAAATCTATTAGAACCTACACTGGAAGAGAAAGAAGCTATACTTGCAGGCTTGGTTGCAGGTAAGTCTTACAAAGAAATACGTAAGACAGTTAGGAGAGTAGAAATGGATGGAGAGAAGCAAGTTTCTGCTAAAGGATTCTCTTACGGTCAAATCAAAGAGATTGACATGGCTAGGCTAGCTAAGATAGCAGAACTTACTGCTCCTGAAGTAGTTGAATAAGTAGAAGTAACTAAATAATAATTATGTTAAAAGGAGTAGAGACCAAAACTTGTTCTATCTGTAAGGAGGCTAAAGAAGCTCCTAGCTTTGGTGTGAAAGGGCTTTGGTGTAAAGAGTGCAAATCTTTGAATGACAAGAAGTACTACCAGGCGAATAAAGATAAAATTAAGGCACAGACTTCTGCTTATTACAATGAGAATAGGGAGCAGATAACTGCTAAATGGCGTACAGATGAACACAAGCAGAAGCTACAAGAGCGTAGGCATGCTAGCGGAGTACTGGAACAGGGAACACCTGAGTTCAAAGAGATGATTAAGGCTCGCCCTCAAAACAATATGACAGGAGAAAAGAATCCAAGGTGGGCTGGTGATGATTACAAGGGGCGAAGGAACTCTCTGTACAGAAAACTTGTGGGAAAAGTCTTGGGACGAGACCTGGAGGCTTCTGAGGATGTTCACCACAAAGACGGAGACTTTACAAATAACAACATTGATAATCTCGAGGTAATGAGTAGAGCGGAACATATGAGGATTCACGCTATAGAGCACGTAAAGCAAGCGGTAAGAGACGAGAAGGGTAGGTTCGTATCATTTAACCAATTACAATATGGGGCTTAAATATGCTTCCAGACCATCAGAGGACGTAGTGTTTAGAGAGAACTTCATCAACGATGATTATGTTACTGATAATGGTGGAGTTGCAACAGGCTCACCTACTATCAGCAATGGGGTAACCATGAACGGTTCTAGTCAGCTAGTGAGTTATGGTGACATAGCTAATCTAGGTGCTGACAACTTTTCTTTTAACTTCAAGGTTAGTTTTACATCAGCAGACACACAGAATTATATTTTCTCTAAATGGGGGGACGCAAATAATAGGTGGTATATAAGAAGGGACGTTAATGGATCGATATTTATGTTTTGTTTGGTAGGTGGAGTGATTAAGATTTCTGGTGTTTCTGCTACAGGGGTTATCTCTGCGGCGAATACCGAATATGACATTACTATCTCAGGAGACTGGAGTGATACTTTACGGTTCTATGTAGATGGAGCAGCTTCAGTCGGCTTGGTAACAACCTTTGTCAATGCCGACATCACTAATACTGGACCTTTTGAAATAGGAAGAGCAAATGCTGCTTACGGTGCATTTACAATGAAGGATTTGACTATTCGTAACAGGGCAATAACAGAAGAAGAGGCTGTAGATGTTTATGAGAACGACACATTTACAAGTATGGATGCAGGAAAGATGGAGATGTTCCTTAATGCCAGAAGTCATTTTGACGATGGTTCTGATGAGGTGACAGAGAATATCGGGACTGCTGGGAATGTTTATTGGGGAGATGGCGCAGGAAGCGCAGAGCCAGATTTACTAGAGCATAACGGGGTAGATTTTACTTCAGGAGCTGTTTACTTAAAGAAGCCAGCCCCTGTAATAGTTGCCGCTACTACTGAAACAATTTCAGTGGGAGGGCTTATGCGCCTTGATTCGCTGGGGACACAGTGCATAATGGAAAGTGACAACAACTGGTTATTAACTGTTCTTGCTGGAAATGGGATAGGGCTTGAGCTTAATGATGGTGGTGGGGCTTACCACAACTACAGGTTTTCAAATACATTCCCACAAGTAGGGCAATGGGCGCACGTAGTGGGTGTTTATGATGGTTCCGAAGCATCGACTGGGTTCAAGATATACTTTAATGGAGTAGAGCAGCCATATGGATTGGCGAGTTGGCACGGAGGGCTTACCCATAATGCCACAAGTACAGCGGTGGGGATTCGTGCTACTAATTATACATCGACTCCTTTAGATGGGGCAATGAAGTTTCCGTTCGCAGTTAAACAAGCACTCACTCCTACACAGATAAAGGAATTATCAAATAAAGCATTCGCTAACTTAAACATATGATAAGAGATAAATACAAGGCAAACGAAGTAATCTCTTATGATTTTCGTAAGGGTTCACTTGCAGACCAAACTAGTACAAATGATATTACGAGTGTAACTGATTCTTATTTTGAGAAGTCACCTGCTCGTAGTCTTTTCTGTAATGGTTCTAGTTCTCTTTCTGCATCTAATGCAAATGTAGGGCTTACTGGGAATCAATCAATGACTGTTACAGCTTTGATTGTAAATAAGAATAATGGTAACGGAAACAATAAAAGAATTTTCAGACTAGGAAATACGTCTGCTAATGCTTTCTTTTCTGGGACTGTTAATGATGATGGCACTGTTTTATTGGATAACTGGGGTGGAAATTTAGCCACTACTGATGCATTGGAAAACGGTAAGATTTACCATCTAACTTTCAAGTATGATGGAACTAATAGATATATTTATATCAATGGTTCTTTGTCTAATTCAGGAGCTTATTCAGCTTTGTCATTAACAGATGCAAAGATATATCTTGGCTCAAAAAGTGCTGGTAGTGATGCTTGGAAAGGGAATATCCAAGTTATAACTGTTTACAATACGGCTATTTCAGATGAAGATATTGCAAAGATTGCCGAAGAAGAATTAACAAGTAAACCTTACAACATAGTAGACTACAAGAGTAATGGTAATTATAGAAACTTCTTACCTGACGGAGATTGCGAAGAGGCTGGAGTAGGTAGATGGGAGGCTAGAAACAGTGCGACTATTACAAAGGTAACTGGTGGAGTTGCAGGACAGGCACTAAGAGTTGCTTATAACGGTTCTAATAGTCCTGGAGCAATGCAAGCTGTGTTCCAGGTTGGAAAAACATATAGACTTAGAGGATATGCAAAAGGAGACGGAGTGTTTGACCCTAAGATTTATACTGGAGCTGGAGCAGCCATTAAAACTAACTTTGGAACAATCACAGACTGGACATACTTTGACATAATCTGGACTGCTGACAACACAAAAGCTGCTTGGTCTTCTAGCGCAACCAGTGCTGGTTACGCAGAATGGGATGAGCTAGAGATATTCGAATGTGAATTAGACGGTACGCCAAAATATACTGAAGCTTATATAGCAGATGGTAAAGGATGGAACGAGACCATAGCCCCAATAGCTGCTGATGGATACGTGACTAATACTGGATGGTATAGAGAACTTGGAAATATCGACGTAAATGCATATGATGGTTTCAACAAAGACTTTACATGTAATGCTGGGCCAATGGCATTAGTATTACCAAGTTATCAGGCATATGGAACATGGGAGTTTGATTTCTATAAAGGAGCTGAGGGGAATTCTAGCCGTGTAGGATTTATAGCGGAGATTCCTGGAGATTATGCAACAGCAGGACAGAATGGATATTATTTTACATTAACATCAGTAGAGTCTGTTCGTTTAATTCTCTCAACTAATGGTTCAGCTAGTATTTTATCTGAGAGTTCTACTGGTTATTTAAGCAACAATACTTGGTATAAGATTAAGATAACTAGAGATAGGAGCAATAAGTTCACTATGTATTATTCAACAGATGATGGAAAGAATTATACTTTGATAGATGCTAGTGTTACTGGCTCTAATCCAGTTACTAACTCAGTACACACAGAATGTAAGATGGTTTCAACCTACATGACTACATCTGATAAGTTAAGAAACTTTAAATTTATTCCTTACATACAATAACTATGTCTGAAACTCTAAAGAAGCACGCTCTTAAAATCCAGGTTGGGACTATAGCAACTGTTGCTATCTTTATAATTTCAATGACTGTGTGGGTAATGGATGAGAGGGCTGAAATCTATACACACCTTGCTACAGCGGAGAATCAGTATGAACATTGCACTAAATGGTACAACGGTCTCGAGGCTAGGATGGGGGTTGTTGAATCTTCAGACCAACAGCAAGACATTACTCAGGCAAGAATTGAAACACAGTTAGCTCAAATCTTTACAATTCTAGAAGAAATTAAAACTAAACTATAATTATATGTCTACATTCGACACTTATGACAACTTGATAGAGCAGAAGCTTGCTAATACTTCCGAGGTATTCTTTACTCCAGAAGTAAAATTACAAGCTGCTAATGATACTATCGCTGAGATACTTAAGGAATATGATATTCCTGAGTTTACCAGAAGACCTTCTACTACTGGTCAATTAACATTTGCTAGTGGTAAAGCGGATTTCCCTGCTGATTATTTTAGAATGACAAAGCTGTGGAAAACAGGAACTTCGGGGATTGAATCAAATATATACACATATATCGTTCCAGATGATTTTGATCAGCTATCTAGTACAGCAGCTTATTATTGGACAGAAGATTACGATCCAGATGATGATACTAGAAAGTTAATGATTAAACCTACTACTGAAACAGCGGTTGACTGTAGATACGTTAAGAATCCTACTACCATGACCGTATCAACAGATGAATCAGGATTAAGCAGTAAATGGGATGAATGTGTAGCATATGGATCATCTATGAGAGTTCTACAGCAAGCTAAGTTGTTTGATGAAGCTCGTGAATTAGAAAGACTTTACTTAGAAAAGAAAGCGGAAACATACTTGGCCGTTAAAAATCCAGGAGGAGTTAAGCAAGGATCAAAACTAAAAAGCCGTTGGGACAGATATAGTCTATTGGGACAAACTGGCGGTTATTATGATAAATGTCGTTAAATGGGATACTTATATATCAACAATTTTAAAGGATTAGTTACAAACGTAGATCCACGTTATCTTCAGCCAAACAAAGATAGTGCTGGAATAGCTGATGCTACAGTTATGGAGAATATGGAAGCTACTCGTGAGGGATCGCTTATTACATCTTCTGGGTATGAATTGTTTTCAGAAGGAGTTGGAGCGGATGGAATCAGGAATCTTTACAATTATGATAAAGATGATGATGAGAGGTACTTACTTATAAGTGCTGGAGATCATCACTACTCCATTGATCCAACTAATGTAGCCTGGAATGATTTAGGAGATTATGGGGATGCAGCTAGTGAAATAGGTGGAACAACTTATTTTGGTAACACGGCTGAAAGAGTAGCTATTGTAGGAACATCAGGGGGAGTTAATACTCCACAACAGGTAGATATTACAAATCCAATGAATCCAATAGGTGGAACAGCTCCAAAAGGTTATATAATGGTTCCCTTTATGGGGAGATTGTTTATAGCTGTTGGGAATATATTACATTATTCAGATATAGAGGACGAAGATAGCTGGATAGGAACAATCAAGTTTAATGATATAATCACAGGTCTATCAGTAAACGGGGAGCGTATAACGGTCATTACACGGACTTTTAACCAAGGAGTTGTGTTTACCTATGATGACTCATTTAATCTCTCTACGCCTCTTAAAGAGCCATATGAACGTCCTTATGGATGCCTAGCTCCTTTATCAGTACAAAAGGTTGGATCAGATTCTTATTATTGGAGTGAGAGAGGTGTTATGAGATTAGGATCAGAGCAAGGAATAGACGAGGTTGGATTACCTAGACCATTAAGTTTAAGTAAAGATATTGAACCAAGTTTAAGATTTACTAATAAGAAGTATAGGAACGTAGCTAGATCAGCTCACTTCGAAAAGAATCAACAGTATTGGTTATCAGTTCCTTATGGAACAGATCAATTTCCATCAAGAACATTCGTATACGATGAAACATGGAAGATATGGACATTAAGAACTGGATTCTATCCTGGTGGATTAACTACTGCTAGAGATGAGGATTATGAAGAGCAACTGTATTTTGGAGATCACTTTAGTCAAAAGATTTATAAGTTCAATGATGAGAGCTATTCTTATGATGGAGATGGATATACAAGGAAATGGGTTTCTAAGGTATTCACGTTCGGAACGAGTATCCAATACAAGAGATTCAAGAGAATAGATATTATTGGATCTATGGATTCAGCTACTAGGTTTTATATAACAGTAGACGTAGACGGAACTAAGAAGAAGTATGAGATTGATAATACTTTTTTAATTAGAAATTCATACTCTAATTACATAGGAGATAATTGGAAGGGTGATGCTTGGCTAGGTGGAGATGCTCCATCAGAAACTAGGTTTAAAAGATTCTATGCACCATTAGACTTTGATAGAGATATTAGAGAAGGAGCTGAGATACAGATAACCCTAGAGAATAGTAATGCAGAAGAACCTTTTAAAATAGATTTCATTGGTATTGATTACGAAATTCTGCCTACTCTTATTAAGAGAGATCGAGTCAATACTCAAAAAACTACTTAACATAAATATATGGCACTCACAAATCCACAATCATCAGAAACAACCTTAGTTGGAAGAATAGTACAGCAAAGTGTAACTTCCACATCAGATACGATATATGCTCAATTTGAGGATAAAAAGACTGGTGTAGCAAGGGAACCACAAGCTGATACCCTAGTTTTCACTCTTAGTAAAGATGATGAGAATTTTGAGATTATATTAGCTAGTTCTCATTCTACATCAGGAGGAATTACTACTATTAACGTAGCGAAGAGTGGAGCTACTGTTATAGGTAGGGACGTTCTCAAATACGGTAACTTGGTAGGACAAGCCACTGGTAACAAACATCCAGTCAACAGGGAGATAGGATGTGCAGATATACACGTTTATACAGAGATTATTAACCAAATTATTAGAGGAGCAGAGGCGACAGGATCTAATATATTTAGAGTCGGAGATGAAACAGATTCAGATATTTATTGGTATTTCAATAATGCTGATGCTACACCTCCTTATATTAAATATGATGCAGCTGGTGATATCTTTGTTTATGCTCCAGATGGAGTATCGGAGAATCCATTTACTGGGACTGGGTCAATTTCAGCTGGAGAGGGTTTAGATCTTACAGGAGGAGTTCTGAGTGCAAAAGGAGCAATACAAGCTACTAGTGCAGACACTACTGCTGATTACCTTGATGCTAAACTAACAGTATCATCAGGGGCTGGAGCTATTGTTACAAAAAGCTTGGTTAATCCTTCTGGTAACGAGTCTATTAACATAGATGTTGCTTTTAACGCTGCAACGCTAGATTCAATTGCAAATAGAGATAATTCTTATACGCCAGCCTATTTAACTTCTGGCGGAAACGTGTTCTCAACCTTTGGGCTATGGACTGCAGTAACAGACGGGGCGTTTCAAATGACTATTGATGCAGGAGCAGTTAGTGTAACTGGGCTTGATTTTTCTTCAGTCACAAGCATGGGAGACGTAGTATTGGTTATGCAGACAGGAATTAGGACGGTAACTGGAAGCACAGAAACTTGTACGTGGAGTGGGACAGCTATTGTGATTTCATCAGCTGATGAAACTTCTTCAAGTGCAATAACTGTAACTACTGCAGGAGCTTCAGGAACTGATATATCTGGAGCAGGTGCTAATTCTTATATGGATTGTGATGTTGGAAACGGTGTTGTTACGGCTGCAGCTCTAAACATAGCTGGTGATGCTGGAAAACTTGTTGAAATAGATACTGGAGGATATATAAATGATGATTTAATTACCTTACCCGCTCCTAACGTAAATGTTTATACTTCTGACGATACATGGACAAAGCCTGCTGGACTGTCTTATGTAGTGGTTGAGGTAGTCGGAGGTGGAGGAGGAGGTGGTGGAGTTACAAATGATGACAATGCTGCTGGAGGTGGGGGCGGTGGTGGTTATTCACGAGAAGTAATAGCTGCTGCAACTCTTGGAGCAACAGAGGCTGTAACCGTTGGAACAGGTGGAGCTGGTGGTATTGGTGGGAGCACTGGTTCAGCTGGAGTGACTTCTTCTTTCGGTGCTCTCCTGCAAGCTACTGGAGGTGGAGGTGGTGGAACTGCAACTTCTGGAGCAGTCGAAGGAGCTGCTGGTGGTGTTGGGTCTGGTGGAGATATAAATGCTGCTGGGGACGATGGTGGAACTGGAAGTCTTGACGTAACCTTTAGTGTTACTGGTGCTTATGGTGGAGGAACAGTTCTAGGCGGTTCTACTAAAGGACAGTATGTAGCCACCACAGCTGGTGCAAATGGAGAGGCTGGGAGTGCTTATGGTGGAGGTGGAAGTGGAGCTGTAAATGCAGACAATAATGATGACAGAACTGGAGGAGCTGGAGCTGATGGAGTCGTGATAGTAACTGAATACTAAACAAGATAATTAACTAATAATATATGGCAACTAAAAAAATAGGAGGAATAGTATTCACTGATAGCGGACAAGGATACACAGCTCCATTTACTCTAAATGGATCAACGGTTCAAGTCCCCGAATCCGCATATAATCAATATGGGAGTGTAGCTAAAGCTGGTAAAGCCTTAATGACTGGATCCTCTAGTCCAAGTTTATCTGCTGCTGATGCGATAAAAAAGATCTCCAAGACTCAAGATGTAGACATGGGTATAGCTAAGTCAATATATGAGTATGAGCAGGGAACTGGTAGGTATACAGCAGACGACTATGCACCAACAACAGCACCAGCTGCAACTGTTAAGACTAATGATGAAGGCGTTCCAGTTGAGTCTCAATATACGGCTGAGATGAGAGAGCTTAGAGGTGTCATAGGAGATATCCAAACATTCTCTGGAGAATTAGCTGCTACATTTGAAGAGCAATCAGAAACTTATAGAAAGTCATTCCAAGATCTACAAAAGATGATGGGTGAGCAAACAGAAACAGTTAGACAGCAATTAGATATGATACAGAAGCAAGCTGGAGCATTAGTAGATATTACTAACGAACAGTTTCAATCTGAAATGCTAGAGGCTCAACAGAATGGTGAGACAGACTTTACTCCAATAATGGAGAAGTATTTAGTAAAAGAAGGAGCTGAAGGAGCGGAGGTAGCTAAAGAGACAACAGCTGTAAAGGCGCCACAACCAGCTACAGGAGAAAGTCCAGATGAATTTGAGGCTATCAAGCAAGTATCTCAAATGCACAATGTTGATATGGGAATAGCGAGAGAGATATATAATTATGAAAAAAGACAAGCAGCACAAGCTGATCTACCAGATCCAGAGTTTTCACCAGGAGCAGGGTATTCAACTGATATAACAGAATCAGCTTCTCCTACACAGCAAGCAGATGAAGCTTTAGAGAACATTTCTAATATGAGTAGTAGTTCTGTAATGACGATGGTAGAGGGACTAGGATTAGACCTTGATACAATGACTTCTTCAGAAGCAATGCAGGTAATGTTATTAAGTCAAAGTATGGCGATAGCAGATGATCCCACTGTTTCTGATTTCTTAGAAAGATCAGCGAATTATGCTATGTCAACTTTTGAAGAATCATTAAGGGTATACGGGAATGGTGGAACAGCTGTGAAAGAAATTGATAAAGCTATTTCAGGTAAAGATTTTATGCCAACAACTTATGAAGGTTTGATGGCTAAAGCTCAACAGCAGTCTAAGGACTTACAACTAGAATCAGTAGAAGCTCAGAGAGATTACATGAAGACACAGCAAGACGTATGGATGAAACAAGAAACAGATAATAGATCAAGGCTTGAAGGATACTTAAAAGCTAAATTATATGCAGTTGGCGCTCAAGATTCCAGTGCAGGACTACAGACAATGGCTCTAGCGGTCAATGCTGCTGATATGAGGCTACAACTTAAACAAAGTGAGTATAACTATGGCATTTCTCAATTAAACGTTCAGGCGCGATCTATAATGAACAATTATGCGAATGGAATAGTGGAACTTACGTTAAACGTAGAAGAGAAAAAGGCTACTGCTGAGTCTACATATAACGAAAAGATGTTAGGAATAGAGAAGGAGTTGATCTTAGATAATAAAGAAAAGAACAAATTAAGAATGGAAGCTTATACAAGCTTTACAGATAATATGTATAAGATTGAGCAGGACCAGAAAACAGAAGAAAGGTTTTGGTATCAACAGAATTATCAAGAAGCACAAGATGCTATTGGTAATGCTTATCAATTAAGTGGATTGATGGGGACTATGCATGCCGTAGATGAGAACGGAAACGTAGTTGATACTGGTATAAAAACTATTGATACAAAGAAATGGGAAAAAACATATTGGTTAGATTACATGCAATATGAAAGATCTATTACTAATGACAACATGGATACTCTATTTAATTTAATAGATAGAGGGGCGGATATGGGGTCAATAGCTAATATAGCTGGTCAAATGGGAATAGATCCTTCTATATTAAGCGGTGTAACTAGTAAGGATGAAGCTAAGGGGCTTTTGGCTGATGCAGCAGAGAGAGCCAAGTTTGTTGGACTTTATTCTGGAGTTATGGAAGAAACTTCTTATCAGGATTTAGAGAATAATTATGATGGTGAGTACACAGAGATGGGAATACCTGATGTTGATCCTGGGGCCTTTTCAGACATTAGAGCTGCATTAGATTTGTTTGCAGATAACATTACTCAAAACTTTAATACTAAGGTTGGATATTTAAAAGGTAGATCTACTCATGGAGGGTATGACATTACGTTTAACGATGGAACCGTTAAGTCGTTTACTTCTGGAGTTGTTACCGATGTTATTCCTGATCCGAATCCAGGGGTTAAAAGTGGATGGGGAGAAAGAGTCATAATAACAGATGGATACGGAAGGAAGTGGCAGTATGCTCACTTCAATAATGGAGGTAGTTCCGTTGTTGTTGGAGATAAAATAGGAGTAGGGCAAGCAATAGGAGTACAGGGGAATGGGGGGTATTGCATTAGTACAAGTGGAGGTAGTGGAGCCCATTTAGACTTTAGGCTTGTTGGATTTGATTCTAGTTTAGGAACTACTGGAACTGGTCAAACAGTATCGGAACCTTATAAAAAGGCTGCTCAATATGAATCTTCAAGGTTTACAGATGCTGTTTCATCTATTGGATACAACTCTAGTATTTTAAAAGAGGTAGCAGCAGGATCTATTGAAAAATCTGATTATGATACAATGGTATCGCAAGCCAAACTAAGAGGAGATTGGAACGCTGTTAGTGCATTAACGAATGTGAAAGAAGGAGTTACAATAGACGGTATTGAAATCCCACCTACTGAATTACTTAAATATGCAAACAAAGTAAGCTCTGGAGGAAATGAAAAAGAGATGTTTGAATCTCAATTTGACGATGAAGGATGGGATTACGGAGATGAGGAATATACTGAATTTATGAATACTATAAAATATCTATTATGAGTTACCTAACAGATTATTTAATAAACAAAGGAGAGTCTTTTAAAGCTAAGAAAGAAGAGGAGTCTTCCTTGATGAAGGATACAATGCTTCCGTTTGTAAATCAGGCTATTAAAAATGATACAGCTAGAAGCGCAGAGAGAGAAGCTTTGATAAGTGCCACAAAAGGTGTTGGTAGTGTTTTGCCTTCTCCCACTCAAGACACTGTTAATAATTTTATAAACAATGCTAAGAAAATCTACGTAGATAAGGCTAATAACATAGCTAGTAGTATTGTAGACTTCAGTAGAAACATGGAAGAACTCCCTACTCATAACGAGGAAGGTTCATTTCCATGGTATTGGGAAACGGCTAGTAGAAAAGCATGGGGAGGAATAGCCGATACTATAGAGCATACTCAACAGCTAGGAGAAGATTATTACAAGGCTAGTCAAATAAAAGACGATAAAACAAGACTCGCTTCTACTTCTATAGTTCTTGGAAAAACGTTATTAGGAGCTTCAGCTTTACCATTTTCAACAGCATTAACTGGAGTTGATACTCCTTTTGAAGCTTTTGGTTTACCAGAACCAGAGAAGGGATTTGAAAAGATATGGGAAGTAGCTGGGTGGCTGACTGGTAATATGAAAGATTTTCATAGAGAAGCATTAGGTAGACAGTATGTAGAAGATGTTAAAAAGCATAAAGAGCTTTATGGTGAGATGGAGAACGATGAACTGCTGGATAATTTAACAAAAGATTACAAACAAGACTTGCGACTAAATAATGAAGTATGGGATTTAGGGCAAGACCTAGTTGGTATATTCATAACAGGAAGAATAGCTAAACATTTAAAAACTGGTACAGCTAAAGCTGGTGAAATTTGGACAGGAGAAAAACTAGTTAAACTAAGACCTCTTATTGAAGAGGGAATGAGATTACACGAATCTATAGCTAAAGGAGAAAAGCCTGCTACGCCTTCAAAAGCATTCCAAGCTATCAACGAGTTAGCTATGGATTTAAAGAAAGGAGAAAAGATTAAAGGAGAGATAATAAATGGAGAGCCAGTGGTTAGGGTGAAAGGAACGGGGGTTAAAGATATTATCACTGGAAAGAAAACAGAGTTTGTAAAATGGGCGAAACAAACTATTAAAGACTGGTTTCCTAAAGAGGCTCATACGGAAAAGATGACTCAGCTTCTTAAAGCTAAGTCTAATAGTAAGTCTTATGACCTAGCAAATGAGGCGTTAGGTTGGAGTCCTGGAGAAAGCAGGTTTGTTTATTACGGTGGATTGAAACCTAAAGGAGCTAGACCTGGAATAGACGTGCCAGCTCCGTTACCCGACACAGTTCCTACTACTAAGATTTTAGAAGACTTGAAAGGAAGAGATACTGTATCAAAACAATTCATACAAGATTTGACTAATCAGCCTCAGGTTAAACAGGTTGAAAGAGATATGATTCGTGGATTTTTAGATGAATATGAAGGAGGCAAAATAAACGTAACAGAGTTTGAGAACAAAGTTAGGACGGCGTTATTGCCGTTGGAAGAAGTGTTGTCAAAGGTTCAGACCAATAGGGGTGAATATAATTTTGATAGGTACGAGAACATAACATTGCCTGACGAAACAAGAGGTGAAATAGAAAATTATTATGAAACTGTTTATGGTAGTCCTATTCAAACAAGTGCAGGGCAGATTCATTTTGGACAAGATATTGAAAATTACTTCGCCCACACCAGAATAGAAGACGTACCAGGAGATACCCGTAGAATAATAGAACTACAAAGCGACTTGTTTCAGAAGGGGCGATTGGAAGGAGAGCAGTTTAGTAAAAATGCAGAAGCTATAAGGGAGATAGAAAAATTAGAAAAAAAAGATTTTTTCATATTTGAAAATGAGGCACAGGCTATCCTTACAAAATTTAATGCTGATCCTGATAGAGTTAATATAGAATCGCTTTTTGAAGGGAAGGGCTTGAGGTCTGGTAGTAACGATGTGAAGGCTGAACAGCAACTCCAACCCTACCGAAACATCTGGTATGAAAGAATAATAAGAGAAGAAATAAAGGGAGCGGCTCAAGATGGAAAGCAGACAGTCCTATTCCCTACAGGTGAAACAGCTATGAAGATTGAGGGGTTGGGGGATACAACTACTTGGTCGGTGGTGCATGATTCAGGGAAAATAACAGGCTTTCCATTAAAAGAGCTAATGGACATGGGTGAGTACGAAGGGGCTAAATATGCGCCAGGACAGATAATCAGGAGAGATGGTAACATAGGAGATGAGTGGGTAATTACGGAAGTTTTAGACAATGGAAGGTTTAAAGCTGAATTTAAAAAGAAATATGATGAACAGTTTGAGACTTGGCAAATGACAAAAGGCAGGACAGGGAAAAATGAACAAGAGTTACTAGAGGACATAAATAATTTTGCTGAAACCTTCGACATATCAGGAAAAGTGGACACTTCCAATCCTATCTACAAATTCTATGAAAAAGACGTGGCTAAATATCTTAACAAAGAATACGGTATTAAACAGATTACTGATGAACAAGGAGTTACATGGAACAAGGTAGAGATGACACCGAAGCTTACTGATAAAGTCCTTAAATCGCCTGTAATGGCTTTCATGCGTGGACCAGAAGGAGACGCAAGTCAAAGACCAGGAATAGAGAAGGTAGCGGTAATAGAAGATATGGATTTAAAAACATCGAGAGAATACGAAGAGAGTACAAGGAAAATAGAAGAGCTTAGTGGAGAGATAGAGGCTGTAGACGAAGGGTTAAAACAATTTGATAGAGAAGATTTAAATGTTATTAGAAAGTTAAATAGAATCTTAGAAAAAACTACTGGTGATATTGAAACGCTAAGAAAGATTCCAGAATCTCCAATTGGAAAAGGATATTCAGAAAAAAAGGTTGCTAAGATAGAAAAAGAAATAGCTGAAGCAAAGGCGATGCGTGATTTCGCAAATACTACTATTGAGAGGGTTACGGAAGTTTTAGGCATAGACGAAGCTGAAGCTATAAACTTTATAGAAGAGATCCCCACTAGGAGACAAGTTGCAGCCTTGCGTTCTGAAAGGAGAATGACCTCTGTAAAAGCTAGTAAGCTTAAAAAGAGAATAGATCGTATGCAAACCATAAGGAATATAACTGATAAGCAAAAAGCGGCTCAAAAGATAAAGTCAGAAATTATTAAGTCTGCTAAAGATATTCCGCTAAGAGAACGGGGAAAACTATTAGCTACTATTAAAAATGCTAAAACTGGTAAGGACTATAAAAGAGCAGTAGACAAAGTTGGGGAACTTCAGGAGTTTGCTGAAAAAAAGAGACTGGAAAAGCAAATAAAAAGAGAGCTTAAATATACTAAGCCTATAAAGAAAGGGCAGAAAAGAGTTGCTAAATATGATTATGAGAGCAATAAGGTTATAGAAAAGCTGAGAGATATAAATAGATTTTCTAAAGAAAAGGCGCAAGAAGTTTTAAAGCTTTCTCCTACAGAAAATTTATCAGAGTTCGATAAAATGAAAATAAGAATGTTGTCACTTAAGGCGAATGGAGCTAAGTCGTCGCTGGCTTTAGTTGAAAAGGTTTTAGATGACATAAAGACTATAAAAATGTCTGGAAAGATGACTAAGAATGTTGATGACTTGATTAAGAAAATTGAAAAAAGACAAAAGGTTGATGAGTTATTAGAGAACATGGAGCTTCAAAAACCTAGTTTGCCTGTTCTAAAGCAGCTAAAAACTGCATACGTTAGTTCAATTTCTAATTTGTATTCAGCTTTAAATGCGATAGCTGGGAAAAAGATAGCAGATCAGTATGATTATGGAAGGCTTCAAACTAAAACGCAAAATGATTTTGGAGAAAAAGTTGAAAAGATAGTTGCTAAAACAAAGCAGATTTATAATTTAAAAAGTGATTGGGAGTTAAACAAGAAGTTAATAAACGACCTTGCTTCACCAGATTATAAGATAACTGATAGCATAGGGACTATAGAAATAAACAAGCTTTCTTTAATGGATATATATAATGCTATTAAGAATGATCTAATTAAAGATAGATATTACAATACTTTTGGAGAAGAGCAGGTGACAGCGTTGTTGCAGAATCTATCTATTGAAGACGCTAAACTAGCTGATACGTTAATGGAGGAAGCACAGGGGTATAGGGATGTTTTAAACCAAAGAAGTGTTGAAATAACTGGAAGAGATTTGGGTGTTGTTGAAAATTATTGGCCATCCACTTCTAAGTATAAAGCTGATTTTTATGACGACATAAGGATCCAGGGGGAAACTCCTAGCGCAATGAAGGAAAGGGCTAAAAGCTCTAGCGTAAAACCAGTTCCAGATAATGCTTGGTTAAAGTTACAGAAACATATTGCAGAGGCGGAACACGTAAAGACTGTTAGTAGAAAATATGAAGAGTTGCAAAACCTTTTTACCAATGAAGCTGTTGAAAGAAAAATAAAAGAAAAATATGGAATCGAAGTTTATTATACTTTGATGGAGCATATAGATACTTTTTCCCTTAATTATAGAACTCAAAGGCTTGATGTGTTTTCTGGTGTTATGAACAAGGCTTTGAATAATTGGGTAAAAGCTAAGATTGGATCCCCAACTGTTTTTGTTAGACAGCTTATATCTAGTGTCTATTCTACTAGGAAAGTTGGTATAAAAAATTATTTAAAATACAACAAGGATTTTATAAAGAATCCTAAGGGAACCTTTGACTATATGTGGAACAACGTTCCATATATCAGGTCTCGTTTTAAACAAGGTTATTCAGAGGCGTTACAAGAAGTTATAAGAGGAGCGGATAAGTTAAAAGTGGGGATGGGGAGCTTGACTAAATATCTAACACTTCTAACTAGAAGTGGTGATGTAACAGCGATAATGATAAATGGCTACCCTATTATAAAAGATGAAATGTCTAAACATGGTGATATAAAAAAGGCATCAGAAGAATTAGAAAAGTTTACAGAAAAGACCCAGCAGTCTGGATCTTCAGCCAATTTGTCATCACCACAACGTGCAAAGGGATTTTTTCATAGAGTGTTTTTTAGATTTAAAAATACAACAAATCAGTTATTAAGGTTACAAACTGACTCTACTATTCAGGCCTTAAATAAACAAATAACTCCAAAAGAGTTTGCTGCTGATACTGTTTTATATTCAATCTATACTCCTATTATGTATGTACTAGCTGGGATTGCAGTGAAAGAACTTTGGCAAATGATAACTGGTGCAGAAGTTGAAGAAGAAGAAAGCACTGTTGCTGGTGATATCCTACAGAACATTCTTGTCCAGCCTTTTCAGGCGTTACCATTGCTCGACGCTGCAGCTGAAAATGCTTATGCTGAAATTAGAAAAAAACTTACAGGAAAAGATTATTACTATGGAGAGGGTTTATTTAGCTATCCATTGTTTGATGATGTTTCTAAAGCGTGGACCAAGGCAAAAAAGAAAGAAAAAGATGCAAGCGATTGGTTGAGCATAATGTCTTTATTACAAGAACCCGTTACGGGAATCCCTACAGAAACGCTTTTGAGATATTATAAATATGCAAGGCCAGAACAAGCATCTAGTAAGAAAAAGAAAACATTTAGCTTTTAATCACTCGATTATGTATAAACGAAAGAAGGAATTAGTCAACGAGATCTTCAAACAGAAAGGTGGATCATGTCAATCTGCTGCTACTAAACACGTCTTCGAGCTAAAATACTTTGAAAAATACGGCAAGAAGCTAGACCTAGATTACTATAAGTTCTACAAAAGACTTAAGGTTGTTCACCCTAGAGGAGATTATGAGAAGATGAGCTTTGTTATAGACCTTCTTAAAAGCGAAGGAATGTACTGTAAGAAGAATAAAGAATACTACAAGATTAAGTCTGGCAGGTTGTTTTATAGTTATAGGAATCGCTACCTATTCGGTAGAAATCCATATTCAAAGATAATAGGAGGTGAACCCTTGATCTTAGATTGTATGTGGGAATCTCAAAAGTTAAGTACAGTAGGAGATGACGGAGTATTGAGTAATTACGAAAGAGTAGTACATCATGCAATGGCAGGTATATGTGGAGACAAACATAATATAGACGTTATATGGGTTGCTAATTCACATGGAGTGAAAGCAGCTGGCACCGATAATGGATGGTTTAAATTCAAAAGGAAAAACGATACAAAGCATTTTCCTTTGATTTTAGAAGCTTATCAAATAACAGTTTAGTATGCTTATTTGTCCTATTCAAAACAAGGCAGCATTTGTCCTTAACTGGATTCAGATTCGCCCGAAAGTTTCACAGATATTCAATGAAAAAGATACTCGACACTGGTACGAAGCTATGGGTATGACTGGTCACAATGGTATCGATTGGGGTATCCCAGTGGGTACTCCTATATTCGCACCGATGGATGGTCAAGTAAAAGTAAAGGATTCTGGTAAAGACGGATATGGTTTACATTTTAAGATTAGGAATCCTTATAAGGCTTCAGAGTTCGTAGGAGGCCACATGAGCGACATAATACAACCTAATGGTAGTCACGTACATTCTGGAGACTTAATGGGTTATTCGGGAAATACGGGCTTCTCAACAGCTCCACACTTTCATGGAGGATATAGATTATTAAAAGATAGTGATAAAGATATCTTCTCATGGGAGGTAATGGATTATAGCAATGGGTTCTTTGGATATATAGACTTCCTTGAATATGTACTAAATTGGAAAGGAACGCACAAGAAATTTACTTTATAAATTTACAAATATGAAATTCTTAAAAGAAAATCTACCAGTCCTATTATCAAAGAAGTTCTGGGGATTAGCTGCGTACATCTTACTAAGTTACCTAGAGGCTAAAGGTCTTATAGGTGGCGAAGAGATTATACATTTAACTCAACTAGTAGGATTAGCTACAGGAGTTGGAGTAGCAGACAGTGTGGCTAGAAAAATTAGCCTTAAAAAATAATACGACGTTATTAAATAGGCCTCCTAAACCATTCC